GATCTGGCAAGACCTAATCTGTTCCAAGTTGCTATCGAGTTCCCCGACATCGATGATGGCGACTCTGGTCGTCCCGATGGCGGCAGAGATCGCGGTAGAGGTCGTAAAGGTCGTCGCGGTAGAAACCGTAACCAAGAGACCAACCTGTCCACCTTCCTGGTTAAAGCAGCAAACCTGCCTGCTTCTACTATCGGTGTGATCGAAGTTCCGTTCCGTGGTCGTCAGCTGAAAATCGCTGGTGACAGAACGTTTGAACCGTGGACTGTTACTGTGATGAACGACGAAGCAATGCAACTTCGTACCAAGTTTGAAGCATGGGCTCGTGCCATTCAGGAACTGAGCATGAACTATCAGCGTGCTGATACGATTGCTGACTACCAGGCAACTGCTCGTGTGTTCCACTACGACAGACAGAACGGTGCTAACGGTGCCTATCAGTTTGAAGGTATCTGGCCTTCTAACATCTCTGCCATCGACCTGGCATGGGATAGCAACGACACCGCAGAAGAGTACACCGTTGAGTTCCAAGTACAATACTGGGAGCCTACTACGGATAACAACCAGCCTCATGGTCGCCGTCGTCGTCCTCGTAACCGCAACCGCGCTGGCAGAGGTCAGAGAGGGGGTTGATTTATAACCCTGCTAAATAGTAGAGAAGAAATTGCGCTCACGTTGATGTCTCAACTATTTGGTTATTCGTTAGAGAGAAAGAAGGATCAGGGAACTGGTCCTTCTTTTGTTCGTAAAGAGTCGGATGACGCTGCCCAACCCATCGTTGCTGGTGGATATTTTGGACAGTATGTTGAGATGGGTGATGCCGCCAATAAGGCATCGGAAGCAGACCTGATCGGTAGATATCGTGAGATGTCTCTCCACCCTGAGTGTGATGCTGCAATTAATGATGTTGTCAATGAAGCGATCGCTGGGGATCTGAATGATCACCCCGTTGACATTGACCTTCAACACCTGAAAGTGTCACAGACACTTCGCAATAGAATTCGCGAAGAGTTTGAGAACGTTCTGGTTCTTCTAGATTTTGATAGAAAGGCATACGATATCTTCCGTCGCTGGTATATCGATGGACGCCTGTTCTATCATAAGATGATCGATACTAAGAATCCTAATGCTGGCATTACGGAACTTAGATATATCGATCCTCGTAAGATCAAAAAGGTTGTCGAGTTTGACAAACCCAAAGATCGTCTCCAACCTATCGATCCTCAGACAGCATCTATTGTGCCTAAGTCTGTGGAGTATTACATCTACTCGCCCAAGGGTCTGAAAGGTTACGAGAACAATGGCATCAAGATTGCGCCAGATGCTATCACATACTGCCACTCTGGTCAGTTGGATATGCAACGCAACTATGTGTTGTCACACCTTCACAAGGCTATTAAGGCACTCAATCAACTTAGAATGATTGAGGACTCTCTGGTCATTTATCGTCTGAGCAGAGCACCCGAACGTCGCATCTTCTACATTGATGTAGGTAACCTGCCTAAGCAAAAGGCAGAACAATACCTGCGTGAAGTCATGTCTCGCTATCGTAATAAGTTGGTGTATAACGCTGACACTGGCGAGATCAGAGACGATAAGAAATTTATGTCTATGTTGGAAGACTTCTGGCTTCCGAGACGCGAGGGCGGGCGCGGCACAGAAATTTCTACCCTTCCTGGCGGGCAAAACCTTGGAGAACTGGAAGACGTTAAGTATTTCCAGAAGAAACTGTATAGATCTCTGAATGTCCCAGAGTCTAGATTGGAATCTGAAAGCAGTTTCAACGTCGGTCGTAGTGCCGAAATCACCAGAGACGAAGTTAAGTTCCAGAAGTTCGTCACCAGACTTCGTAAGAAGTTCAGTGATCTCTTTAACGATCTTCTGAGAACTCAACTGGTTCTCAAAGGCGTCATCACTCTCGAAGAGTGGGACGACATGAAGGAGCACATTCAGTATTCCTTCATCGCTGACAACTACTTCTCCGAAATGAAGGAGAAGGAAGTCATGAACGAGAGACTCGCTCTCTTGCAACAGATGGATCCTTACGCTGGTAAGTATTTCTCTCTGGAATATCTTCGTCGTAATATTCTGCGTCAGTCTGATGCGGAGTTTAACGAGATCGATAAGCAGATGGAAGCAGAGATCGAAGCAGGTCTGGTTGTCTCTCCTGCTGAGATGCAGCAGATGGAGAAAGCACAGATGGAATTGTCTCTGATGCCACCCGAACCTCCGCAAGAAGAGGAACAGGGTATCGATCCCAAAGACTTTGAAAAAGGAAACATCTAAATAGTATTACTGGAAACTTATCATTATGCCTTCCGACACATCCCTTGAAATTGTAAATGCGCTGTTTGCTGGACAGAAAGATCTTTCTGACTATGTTGATCAGCAAATGAAATCCCTTGCTATGGATAAGATTGGTGACATGAAAAAGGATGTCGGTGCAAAGATGTTCGCAACCCCAGAAGAGGGACCTGAGAACACCGAACAACCCGAAGACGCCATTCCCCCCGACCAACCCACAGAGGAACCAACTGATGAAACTGATAACGGAGAAGATTGAAGACGCAAGAATCGTAATTACCGAGGGTAAGAACGGCAAGCGTAACACCTTTATCGAAGGTGTTTTTCTTCAAGCAGAAATCTGTAACCGTAACGGTCGCATGTATCCCATGAGAACCATGGAGCGTGAGGTCCAGAAGTATAACGAGAATTTCGTTAAAACTGGTCGTGCTCTGGGTGAACTGGGTCATCCCGATGGTCCTACGATTAATCTTGATCGTGCTTCCCACCTGATTACATCTCTTCAAAGAGAGGGTAACAACTTCATCGGTAAGGCAAGACTGCTGGAAACACCGATGGGTAAGATCGCCAAGCAACTGCTTGACGAGGGTGTGAAGTTGGGTGTGTCTTCACGCGGTCTCGGTTCTATCAAGGAAGAGAACGGTGTCAAGATCGTTGGCGAAGACTTTATGCTCGCTACTGCTGCTGACATTGTAGCAGATCCCTCTGCTCCTGATGCATTTGTCAATGGCATCATGGAAGGTAAGGAATGGGTATGGGCAAATGGTAACATTGCCGAATCTAAGATCGATGAGATCAAAAGACGAATCGATAATGCCGCGCAATCCCAGTTAGAAGAGAGAAAAATCTCCGCGTTTTCAGAGTTTCTGAAAAATCTGTAATCATAAATAATTAGTAGCAATCACAGCAACCACAGCAAGAGGAACACAATGTCTGACAAGATTGAAGAAACAACCATTGAAGAATCCAGCGTGACTGCTGGTGCCAAGCCTGCCGACCCGCAGGGTAAACTGTCGGACGACGGTTCCTCCCTGGGTGGCGTTCAGGACCTGGGTGGTCCTACTCCTCAAAACAGCAAGCCCGACGACGAGTCTAACAAGTACAAGATCGTCGCCAAGAGTGCTTCTGCTCCTACCACTAAGCCTTCTGATGCTTCTGGTAACAAGCAGGACACCATCTCCAAGAAACCTACTTTCGATCACGTAGAGAACGAAGGTGAGGAAGTGATTGCTGAGGAAGAAGAAGTCGAGACCATTGCTATCGACCTCTCTGCTGACGTTGCTGCGCTGACCGAAGGTGAAGACCTGAGCGAAGCATTCAAGGAGAAGGCTGCTACCATCTTTGAAGCGGCAGTTGTTTCCCGCCTCAACGAAGAACTGGATCGTATCCATGGCGATTACGCTAAGGTTCTTGAAGAAGAAATTGAGTCTGTCAAGGCTGAACTTGCTGAGCAAGTAGACGAGTATCTTTCGTTTGCTGTCAACAAGTGGGCAAAGGACAATGAACTCGCTATCGAGCACGGTATTAAGACCGAGATGGCTGAGTCTGTTCTTGCTGGACTCAAACAGGTTTTCGTCGAGAACTCCATCGAGCTTCCCGACGAGAAAGTTGACTTGGTTGACGAAATGACCGAGCAACTCGACATCATGCAAAATAAACTCAACGAACAAATCGAAGAGAACGTCACCCTCACCAAAGAGGTTGGCGGTTATATCAAGAATGGGATTGTGAGCGAACTGAGCGAGGGTCTGTCCCTTTCGCAACGCGAAAAGCTGGCATCTCTTGCTGAGGGAGTTGAGTTTGATGATGAAGAATCCTTCCGTGGGAAGGTTGCGACCCTTCGTGAGTCGTATTTCTCTACCAAACCCGAAGTGACTACCGTCACCGAAGACGTACAGGTTGAGAATCAGGAAGTTGGCGACACTATGTCTGCCTACGTCCAAGCACTTTCCCGCTGGGCTAAGTGATTTTTAGTTCCACTATCCAATAAGGTAACAAAAGCAAATGTTCAACTCTGAATCTTTGCAGGAAAAGTGGGCACCCATTCTGGAACACTCCGAACTGAATAACATTTCGGACAAATATAGAAAGGCTGTCACCTCCATCCTGCTCGAAAACCAAGAAAAGTTCCTCCGTGAGGAAGCAGGCGTGCTGAGTGAAGCCGCCCCCACCATGAGTGCTGGCACCGCTGGTTTCTCTGGTAGCAGCACTGCCACTGGTCCTGTCGCTGGTTTCGACCCCGTGCTGATCTCCCTGATCAGACGCTCGATGCCTAAGCTGATCGCCTATGATATCGCAGGCGTTCAACCGATGACTGGTCCTACTGGTCTCATCTTTGCCATGCGTTCACGCTATGGCACCAACCGTACCGCTGGCACTGAGTCCTTCTTCAACGAAGCTGACACAGAGTTCTCCGCAGAGAACGCAGCATCGAACCTCGGTCGTACCGCCCAGAGCGGCACCAACCCTGGTCTGCTGAATGACAGCGGCTCCTACACCGTCTCTGACGGTATGCCGACTGCTGAGGCTGAGGCACTGGGCGATGCAGCAGGCAATGCCTTCGCTGAAATGAACTTCTCCATCGAGAAGGTCACCGTCACCGCCAAGTCCCGTGCTCTGAAAGCAGAATACTCGCTTGAACTCGCCCAAGACCTGAAAGCTGTTCATGGTCTCGATGCTGAGTCTGAGCTTGCCAACATCCTCTCTACTGAGGTTCTGGCTGAGATCAACCGCGAAGTGGTTCGTACCGTCTATCGCATTGCTCGCCCTGGCGCTCAGAACAACACAGCTACTGCTGGCATCTTTGACCTCGACGTTGATTCCAACGGTCGCTGGTCGGTTGAGAAGTTCAAGGGTCTCCTTTTCCAGATCGAACGCGACATGAACGCTATCGGTCATGAGACTCGTCGCGGGAAGGGTAACATCCTCATCTGTTCTGCTGACGTTGCTTCGGCACTGTCCATGGCAGGTGTTCTGGATTACACCCCTGCTCTCTCGGGTAATAGCAACCTGCTTCCCGATGACAACAGCAGCACCCTGGCTGGTACACTGAACGGACGCATCAAGGTCTACGTTGACCCCTACTCCGCTAACGTTTCTGACCGTCACTTCTATGTGGCTGGTTACAAAGGTTCTAGCGCATACGATGCTGGTCTCTTCTACTGCCCCTATGTGCCCCTCCAAATGGTTCGCGCCGTTGGTCAGGATACATTCCAGCCCAAGATCGGATTTAAGACCCGCTACGGCATGGTCGCTAACCCGTTTGCAGAAGGAACAACGCAGGGGAGCGGTGCTCTTACTGCTAACGCCAACCGCTACTATCGTCGTGTGCTGGTCGATAACCTCATGTGATCGATTGCTCACAAACGAGTCTTCTTTGGGGTCCTTCGGGACCCCTTTTTTGTTAAATAGTAATTATACTATGGGGACCTATGCCAAGAGGAATCATGCTGAAACCAGAAATCCAGGCGAGGATCTACAAGTTGAAGACTGCTCTCTACAACGGAGAACATAAAGATAAAAGTGGGGAATGGCACGATGGTGCTCATGCCGCTTATAATGCAGTCCTAGATATTCTGAACGAGTACCGCCAATGAGCAAGGATCTAGATTTCATTGATGAACTTCTTCCTAAGTTGCACGAGAGGACTCTCAGGATGAAGACAGACATCCTTATGGAAGAACCATGTCCTGTATACGAAGGTGATGCTGAGGACTGGGCAGACTTCTGGTACGGAGAAGAGGCATGAAGTGGAAGTGGGGTGAGGATGTAGAGGTCCCAGAGCGGGTCACCGAAGAACGTGTACAGGAGATGATCGATGCTGCCATACGAAAGCATAATCGTAATGCTTCAATTATCTCTATGTGTGTTGGGTGGGTTGTTCTTGCACTTTTTGCTGAGGGTCTGCTTCGACTTATCGGAGTGATCCCCCCTGTTGTACCATGGATCAATCCACACTTATAAATTGGATTGGAGTTATCCTCCTCTTTGTGTTCGGTGTCACTATGATCTATCAAGGTCATATGATATACCACTCAAAGAGGGGGTATCGTCATAGCGAGAAACAGAAGCAGGATGCCATAAATACCAGGAGAAGAATAGAAGAACTCCTGAGGAACAAGTAATGGCACTGTATGGTTTAGAGAACGACCAGGATATCGCGATGCTGTGGAACAAGCAGCTGGATAACCGAAACTTCCTGTCGCCTATTGGGTTTAAGATGCTGTTGGAACAGTTCCCTAAGGTGCCTTACTTCTCACAGTCTGCCAACATTCCTGGCATAGGACTCAACACGATCGAGCAACCTACTATGTTAGGTCGCCCTGTACCGTGGGACGCTCATGGTTTGAACTACGAACCGTTCACACTGACGTTCCTGGTAGATGAAGACTTAGAAAACTATCTGATCATCCACAACTGGATGCGTGGTATCAGTGGTGGTAATCATACATGGGAACGTGGTGACTACGAAGAGCACTACACACCACGTTGTGACGGTTCTCTTGCTGTCATGAACTCCAACATGCAGACTAACTTCTTTGTCAACTTCAAAGACCTGTTCCCTGTGTCGTTGAATGCTCTGGAATTCAATGCTACAATCGATGGTACAGAGTATGCCACGGCATCAGTCGAATTCAGGTATACTTCGTATGACATTGTAGACAAAGAAGGTGTAAGGAGGACCACACTTGAATGACATTAGATGAAATCCGTGAGATGTGGAGAGAGGACTGCGTTGTAGACCAGAACGATCTCGACACTGAAAACTTTAAGGTCACTGTTATCC